GTTTGCTTCAAGATTTGAATGCTTAGTCTGTTTCCAGCTTCACCTTCAAGTGCTGCTGTAGAGTCAGCTTTTGCACTAGTTGCATTACCTGAATATGCTTCGGCAATTTTAAATGGTGATAGTGCTTCTTCACCAGCTACAGCACCGCTTGCGCCTGTGCCTGCTGTGTCCGAATAACGAACACGTAGTGTGTGAATTTGACCAACTGGACCAGTCATTGGTTGTACACCAACTAACTCGTTAGCAATAACGGTTGGCATAACACGTCTGATCACTGGTAGGATGACGCGGTTTAGGGTGGCGATGTTACCGGCAGATGTAGCACCAGCAGTTGCAGTTTCAGCCAAATACCTACGGGTATTTTCTAGCGTTGAAGCCATTACTGCTTTCTTATTGCCTTGAAGGCCTTCAAGAAGTGCGCTTTTTGTATCGTGCCAGCGACTTTCTAATAGTTCTGACATTGGTTTCTCCTTATTATAATCCTGCAAGACGTTTTAGATCAACCACATTGTGGTCTGCGTCTGCTTTGATGTCATTTGTTTGGGTTCTGTTGCCTGTTACTTCTGTTGCCTCTGCTAGTACTGCCTTCTTCTTCGCTGGAGTATTGCCGTCAATAACTGCCGGTAGGTACTTGTCAAACGCAGAACGTAGTTTTGCAGTTTGAACTGATTCCAGTAAGTCTATCATAATTTCACGGTGATCTTTGCTTAGTGGCGCAATCATTCCGTTAATTGTGTCTTTGCGTTTTACACTTTCGTTCATCAATTTATTTTGATGTGATTGTGCTTCTGCAAGTTTAATTGCTTTAGCCGCTGCTTCTTTAGCTTCTGCTAGTTGTTTGTCTTTAGTACCAACAACTTTCATTAACTTAGAAGTTTCACTCTTCTCGTTTAGATATGAGTGACTATATTCGTTTGCAAATGCCTCGAATAATTTACGACCAAAATCATTTTCTCGTGCTTGATCAATATCTTCTTTAAGTGCTGCAATCTCTTTTTTGAGACCTTTAGCAACTGTTTCCGATACCAATTTTGCACTTTTTTCAACAAAGTCTCTTTTGACTTTATTGACGTGAGCTTTGCCTTCACGTACTAAACGTACTTTTGTTTCGGCAAGATCTTTTTTGTCTTCGTAAAATTCTGCTAATTCTTTAGCAAGTGACTCTACTACAAACTCTTCTAGAGCAACGAACTTGTCAGCCATTGCTTTTTGATCGGAATGTAATTCTTTGATTTCAACTGCTAGTTGTTCACTAACAAATGATTTCATTAGATTGGCATTTTTACGCTGTGCAATAGCAAATTTTGCTTTTGCTTCAGATAACTGCTTACGATCTTCTTGGAATTCTGCAATTTCTTCGCTAAGTTTTTCTGTCATCATAGCATCAATGGCTTCCACCATTGTTGTTTTATCATGTGCATATTTCTTAGCAAATTCTTCACGTAGTTCTGCGGTAGCTTGAAGTTTATTTTCTTCAACTTTAGCGTTCCATGCTTCCTCTAGTTCTGAACGCACTTCTTCCGATAGTGCTGAGTTTTCGAAGAGTGATTTAAGTGAGTCAACATATGATCTCCTCTCCTAGTTAGCGGAGTTTGCTTATTACATCTAACAAGCTCTCTTTTAAATATTTTTGTGCCTTTTTATCGCCTTGTACTTCCCTTGATGTTTGGAACGCCCTATAACCGCCTCTGCTATTCATAAGATGTTCGTATATCGGTGTTGGGTATGCGCCTGGCGCACTTGGTTGCGCCACAACGTCTACAGTAATAATTTCAAAATCTGAAACTTCACCATTACCGCTTTCGCTTACGTTGCCACTACCTCTCGATGAAACTCCTAGTTTAACGCCGCTTTCAAGCATTGTCTTTACTAGTTGTCCCATCGGAGTTGGTAGTATTTTTAGTTTACCATAACCATTTGCTCCGTCCATCCAACATTCACTTATCATGTGAGATACACGGTCTAGGTTGATATTAAGTCCATCTGGATGATCTACTTCGCCTAACACTGAGTAGCCGCCACTAATCTGTTCGCTG